TTTCATACAATCTAAATCTAAAACAACTAAATTATTTTTAGAACCAGTTAATAAAGAATAAGCAGTATGCTCCTTCATTATTTCTTCTGGTAAATATTTATATTTTTGATATTGTCCGTCCTTCCATTCATATTGTTTAGGTCTTCTAAATGTTAGACCATTAAAACATACATTATTATATCCTTCTTTTTTATCTTCATTTTTCATTAATCTTTTTGGTGGAATATCTGGAAGTTTTTGTAATTTAAAATGTTTTTCTGTTGTAATAGATTTTGGTGCTATTAGAGGGACTTTATATAATCCTTCTCTAATTGTTTTGGAATTAGACATATAATTATATGCTACAAAATTATTCTGCGACTGCGATTTTTGAGTTTGTGTGTTTTTCATTTTATATATTATAGTTAGAGAAAATAATTTCAAAAAAATCGCATTAAAAATTAAAATTAATTATTAATTAATTCAAAAAATTAAATATTCTATATATTTTTAATTATTCCTAAATATTTTTGATTAGAGATTTGAAAAAATATTTTATCTAAATATATTTTTGATTAGAGATTTTGAAAAAAAAATAACTAATATATTAAAAATTAATTATCCTTAATATATTAATTTTATTTTTGATTAGAGATTTTGAAAAATATTTTTGATTAGAGATTTGATACTATTTCTGGATTTTCATTTTCCATTATTTCTAAACCATTTAAAAAGTCCAATAATGGTAATGCTTTTTTTATTAATGCTTTATTTTTCATAAATGTTTCTACTTGTTCTGGTTTAACTATAATCTTATATTTATCTCTCCAATATTTATAAAACTTCTGTTCTCTATCATATTTTTTTCTACATTCTTTTTTTTCTTCTTCGGTTTCCCAATTATATTTTTTTATCGGCATTCTACTATATTATATACATAGAAAAAAAATATGCTAAATTATCGCAAAAATTATTAATTAATTTATTTTTGATTAGAGATTTTATATTTTTGGATTTTTACAGATAATATATAATTTAATAATTCCTTTAAAAATCCAGTTTTCATTCCATATCTATAAAAGTAAGTTTCAATACAACTTCAAAGGGGATTAAAGGAGGATTTAATACAGATATAT